GTCTGTTGGTAGTGTATTGCTCATTCGCCACGTCCCCGCATTGTTTTATCTTCTTCTAGCCAGACCATACGGTCAATGTCTTCTCGGCTGATGCCAATGTCCTTTAGTTCCCTATCGGACAGTCGGTTCAGTACCTTGATTGCCTGTCGATGCTCTGACCACATCACACAGTACCTCATAAACCTCACGAATATGTTGTTTACCCATCTTGCCTTCATCTGTTATCTCCTGATCCTCTAATCACACCACGTTTGGCACGATCATCTAACTTGTCCATGTTAACTTGCATTACCTCTTCTAGGTTGCTGTAGAAGTAATTTGACAGGGCAGTAGCGTAGAACACGACATCACCAAGCTCTTTGACGATCTCCTTCTGGCTCACCTTACTGTTGTCTCGAAGGTACTTCTTGATCTTCTCAGCTACCTCTCCCGCTTCCCCGACTAGGCCAAGGGTGTTCTCAACCAACCTAGTGTCGCCCTCAGTGACGATCTTATCCTCAACCCAATAGGAATACGACATCGGTGTGATGTTCATAACCTTGAAGGCGTCTATGTCTTCTTGCGTAATCATATCGTTCTCCCGTAGAACTCTGTTGGTGTACCCGATGGCTTCGCTATATCGAAGAGATACCAAGCACAGTTATCTTTACCCACACTCTTACTGCCTTCAATCCACTTAACCCTGCCGACACTTACTACCTTAACACAGTACGTCATCAAGATAGCTGACTGCTTAGTGTGCATCCAGTCTGCATCGAACAATAGCCATGTAGGACACATCTGCATCCACATTTCCATTAGGGGGTGTAGTATCTTTCTGTCCCACGGGGGGTTAGTGATACAGAAGTCTGTTACACCATACTCCCCGAAGGTTAGGTCAAGGGCATTATGCTTGTAGATGCCCTCAGCCCTTGGCTCAATGTCACAAGCAAACAGGCACTCAGCGTGTCCCTCAGTCAGCTGTTCTATGTGTTGGATCAACCGTCCGTCACCCGCACAAGGCTCCACATAGTCAAATGCGTAAGGCAAGTGCGGGATCAGTGGCTCTACAGCTTCGATAGGAGTGGGATAGTAATCCCGTGGTACTCTCTCAAAGTCGCTGCGTTTACCCATATAACTGTTCCAACCTCTTCAGTGACACAAACTCAGGTTCGTATGTGCCGTTACTGATCTCACGTTTGATAACGACACCCTTCCACCAGTCTAGGTTAGCCTGTCCTGCCCACCCTTCCTCAGCGCCCTTGAAGCAACCAGCCACCAAACCGATAGCACCAGCTGCATCTTTGAACTTAACATCACGCTTGTGGCTGTGACCGCAGGTAGAACTCTTGTACCTATGGTTTAGCAAACTGTTAGCGTGGTGCATACCTGACATGGCAGTGCCGTAGTTGCCAGCACTAAAGAAGTGAGCATATGAGACACCATCGTACTCAGCAATAGCAGGGGCTGAGTTGTGGTATTCATGGTACTCGTCGAACCAAAGGTCAGTCTGTAGGTGCTTAAAGGAGACACCGTACTTGTCACCCTCAATCCGTGGGTCGTGCTTCAAGGCTTTCTTGATGCGGTTTTCGTGGTTCCCTTCAAAGCCAAACCAAGCGGAGCGTTTGTATTTCCTAGTAGAGGGCTTTCGTCTAAGACGGTCCATTGCTTCATTGTAATGTTCAATATCCGATTGGTAACTCTGGCTAACAATAGCTTCAGGGTATCGACCATCAAAAGTGTTAAGAGAGCGCATATCGGCCCCGTCACCAAGATCAATAACGTAGTTAGGATTAACCTCATAGATCAACTCCCCAAGCCAATCAAACCGCTCGTTGTTCGTCGAGGGGTCACTGTGTGCGCAACTAAAGATGATAGCTGTCTTAGGCATCGTACTTCTCCCCCTCATAAGGAACTGTGATTTCTACTGCATCTATAGAGCTATCAAACATACGCTTGAACTTGTAGGCATCATTGAAGGTCTCGAATGGTATGTCGTCGGTGAACATCTCTCCAGCCTCTACGTCTTCTACACGGCATGTGAGAAGGTAGGTTCCTTCGTCGTCTTGGAAGGCGTCACTAAAAACTCGATGCACCTTATATACTATTTCAGCCATTCTTCGGGTATCCTTTTGTCTGCGTACATGAAGCCATTCTTATCTGCCCACATGCCCAATGTTGTCTTAGACCCTTTACGAATCTTAGCCCTACTGTTGCTGAACACAAACCTTATGTCAAGCTCAGGGTGTTGCTTCTTGATCTCTAAATGTTTCATTCTGTCATCTGTTGTGAAGCGGCCTTTTGACTCAACTATCACACCGTTAGGCAAAATGAAGTCGGGGGTGTAACTCTTGTTGCGGTGCAAGACCCACTTGATCTTCATGGTCTCGTACCCGAAAGCTACACCCCTCTGTTTGAGGTCTTCTGATATGTCATCCTCAAGCCCAGAACGGTAACCGTGCTTTATAGCTTGTTGTCGTTTCGAGCTTTTGGTGGCAACCATATCTCACCCTCTTCCCTTCGTAACCAGAGCAATCTGGCGTTCTCAATGACCCTATCTTCGTCACCATCATAGGCTTTGACGACACGATCCCAAAGGTCTTCTTCTCCTGTAGCACCGTCCAGTATCTTCTCTGCCTTCTTAGGCCCAACCTTGAACAAACCAACAATGTTGTCAGCCCTATCTCCAGTTAGGATTTGAGTGTAGAAGAACTTGATACCTTCGTCTGGTGTTACTTTGGTGTAATCACCCCTGACAATGTTGAAGTGCCAACAGGGTATCTGTAGCATATCTTTGTCAATAGAGGCGACACAAGCATCGTAGCCTAGTCGGGCGGCTTCAATAGCAATGAGGTCATCGGCTTCCTCTCCTTCGCTTATAGTGGCTTTATACTTGCTCTCCATGTAGTCTCTGGCGTGTTGCAAGTGTCGGGGTTTCTGAACGCTTTTCCTGTTTCCCTTGTAGACATGAGACTTGGCAATCTCAAATCGGAAGTTACCCTTACCAGTCAGGTAAACGATGTAGTCTTCCAGTATCTCAGGGAACAGTACAGTCTTGTCTAAGATGAAGTCGATGAGGGCGTCAACCTTTGCTTCGGTATCCTTTGCCCCCATCTGTTCAGTGGAGAAGGCTGCACGGTACGCAATGATGTCCCCGTCGATCAGTACCTTCCCCATGTCCATTTAGACGTCTCCCCAGTGCATGTCTCCTGCATCGTCCTCGAAGCCTACAGCCTTGACGTAGGTGTAGCCCATAGCTACAGCAGCCTGAGCAAACAACGCTGCTAGGTCTGACAGGTCCATGATGCTGTCCCGTGAGACGTCAGCACTTCCCTCATAGCCATCCTCGGACTTATCCATGTAGGCGTTAACAGTCACTCGCATTTGTATCTCCCTTAAAACGCAAACAGTTCATCATCTTCTGAGATGACAGAGTTGTTTTCATATGCCACATGCTCTGTGACGCCAATGTTAAGTAACCGTACACCAGCACCGTTTGCATAAACGTCAAACTGCACCTTAGCCTTCGTACCGTTACCAAGTGGACCATCTGCTTCAAAGTCCCACATACGCTTGTTCTCACGCCCTTGTGTGAGGTCTACCACCTTCGGTGCGCCACCGTAGTCAACCTCAACAGGTTCGCCTGTCTTGCTGTCTGTGAAGGTCTTAACGTCTGACACCTTACGTTTGATCTTCATGTACTTACCGATACCCAAGTCTGCATTTCCTTGCAGTATGCGGTTACTGTTCATGGGGTGAAGGTCCAGACCCTCTTTCTCAAGCTGGTCGATCTGTGCTTGATCGGTAAAGTAGGCATTGGTGATGAATTGACCACCGTTAGCATAGATTGCCTGTGCAGCCCGTGGCCCATCGGGTGACCCCATGTCTGCGTTTTGCTCAAACACTTTTGCATATTCGAGTACCATGTCCATTGTGTATTTAGCCATATCGAGTTTTCCTTTCGGCTGTTGGTATATATGTATGACGTCTGATTTTGCGATTAGTCAACGTCAGGTTTAAATTAAAATTAGTGGATGTCGGCGTATGTTGTACCGAACTGAGCATCCACACCTAGAGGCACGTTAAGTTTCAGTTTCTCATTGAGAATTTCTATCGCACCTTCCATGACACCTTTTGTCGCACTCTCCTCTCCCTTCTTAACTACGGCAATGATCTCGTCGTGAAACTGACCTACAGTTTTGATGCCATTCTTACGACACAACGACACCCAACTGTCAAAACAGAACACCCCAGTACCTTGGTTGAGAGTAGAGAAACGATCCTTCTCACTCCGCAAACTATACCAAAACTTAGACACAGGGTTCTGTAACCACATGCCATCGAAGAAGGTACTTGTACGCACCGTAGAGGCCACCTTTTCCACTGACCAGTTACGAGACCAGAAAGCATCTAACAGCACCTTACAGTCCTTAGATGGCATCCCAGTGGTGCGTGAGAGAGTAGCTGCCCCTACACCATATGTTGCGCTGTAGTTAACGACCTTGTAATTCTTACGAAGGGCTTTTAGTGACCGCTCTCCGCTGTTGTGCATGTCGATGTCCTTCTGCGTAATGACGCCAGCGTGTAGTGCTAGGTCCAAGTGTGGATCGAACCCCTCAGCTGACATAGCCTCAACATAACTAGGGTCAAGTGGCTTCATGTAGTGACGCTTAGTAGTATCCTCAAGGGACGTCATGTCAGCACCACACAAAGTGTAACCCTCTGGACAAGTAAGGCACCCTCGTATCTCCTTGCCGTATGGCTTGTCGATAGATGGCAGGTTGACCAAAGGCTTTGCGTGTTTGAAGCGCAGGGTGTTAGTTAGACCAGCAACCGTAGCTTTGACGTAACCGTCCCTGTGAGCCGTTACCATGCCCTTTAGGACACCAATGCGGTGTGACAGTACACTGAGGCCATCTAGTAGCTCAATGGCTGGCTCAACGCTTACAAGCTCCTTAACAGAGGGGCAAAGCTCACCGTCTTTGCGTACTTGCTCTAATTCCCTCGTATCCCCTGTAACCTTGTCACGCATGAACTTAAACGTCCGTGGTTCCCATCCCAGAGAGAACAGCCAACTCTTGATCTGTTCGTTAGAGTTAGGGTTTGCACGTTCATGTCCTGTCACTACAGTCAAAGACTGGGTTGTATAAGGCTGTTTAGCACTCTTACACAACTCTATCCATTTCTCGCCTAGAGCAGACAGCGAACCGTCCTTCTTCTGCATAACCTTTGGCTGCGTTCTAACAGCTGTTATAACACGCTGAGGCATAGCATCGGCAAGCAACTCTATCTTCTCTGCCTTAAGTGCTTCCCACTCTGCTAGGTGAGCCTCTGCCTTCTCTACGTCCAGTTTCCACTGGAGGGCTTCTTGCTCTGCGGCACACTGTAGCTTGAATGTCAGGTAGTCCACCAGACGATCCTTGTCACTTTCCACTGGGTACATCTTGCCCAGCTTGTAGTTGAGTGTCTTCCACAGCAGGTTGTTGATGCGAACATCTTCCTCACAGCGGTGCTTGTATTCCTCTGGGGATAGGTTCTGCCAGTCGTCGATCTTAGGTTTAGGCACACCGTACTCTTCACCGTACTCTGCGAGACCATGCTTGCTCTTCCAGTGGTTGACGTACCAAGAGATACCCAAAGTGTCGATCAGACGGGCTGTAACCTTGATGCCCAGAATCTTTTCCACTGCGGGGACATCATACCGGACGATGTTATGACCGCAGAGGATTGGGCTGTTGAGTAGTACATGCCGCATCTCGTCATAGTCGTGCGTGGATCGCACCTCGCCCAGATCGTTAGACCAAGACAAGACATGGATCAACGTAGGGTCTAGTCCGTCTGTCTCAATGTCAAATACTGTTATCATATGATTTCCCTTAGTGTGAATGTATCTGTGCTAAAGCGGAGCATCCCAGCCAAACCCTCTTCGGAGCATGGGCGATTCTTCTCAACCTTAAGATACGTTGTGTTACGTTCCTCTATACTGTCAGCTTCTTTGTCACGGTTCAAGTCGATAATGACAGAAGCACGTTGACCGATCATCTTACAGTACTTTGGGTCTCCGTTCTCGTTAGTGTGTGCAATCGTTACAATGCCTACGTTAAGCTCTGCTGCCAGCTTAGACAACCGGATCGACAGGTCAGCCAACATGGCCTCTTTGCTCTCGTCAGACGTACCAACGACCACATCCTGTATAGGCTCAAAGAACACAAACTTGCAATCACAAGCCTGACTAAAGAACCTGATCTGGTCGATCAACTCGTCAGTGCCTTGCCCATCCCCAAGGTAGAACTGATAGAAGTTCTCGTCCTTAGTGATGTTCACGATAGCCTCACGAACAAGGCTGTCTGCACCCTTCTCTTCGATCAAGTCACGCCGTGTAAGGTTGTCACCAATCTCATACGACACAAGCCCAAGCAGTGAACGTAGCTTTGTTTCCTCTAAGTGCCACGCTGCAATCGGTATCCCTTGCTGCAACATGCTGTATTCCATGTAACGCATAAGCTCTGTCTTGCCGATACCTGTAGGCGCTTTGAACACTGTGAAGTGACCTTGCATGAGGCCCAGTATCTTGTCGTCTAAGGCTTGGATGCCTGTGGGGTAGTAGGTATGCTCAGGCGTATCTGTGTACAGCTTCAAGAACTCGTCAGACGTATTCAAGATGTTCTCTGGTGTGTGCTTGACTGGCTTCCACCACAGGTTCTTAAACTCTCTCTCCTTACCAGCCTGTACGAAGTCGTTAGCGTCCTTGTACTCACCGTGTTGTACCCGATACACCCTGTTAGGGAATAGCCGTGCCATACGGTCAGCTAAGGCGTTCCCAGCATCATCTGTATCAACCGACAGGATGATCTTCTCGAAGCTATCTAACCACTCCTTACAGTTCTCCCATAGCTTCTTAGAGGGCGTTGCAGAGGGTAAAGACACGACAGGGTTGGTGTACTGGCTCTTGAGCATTTGCGCTGCTGAGAGAGCGTCTAGTTCGCCCTCAGTGATGGTTACCATCTTGGAACAACCAGCAGGAAACAGGTTCATGCCAAATAGCTCGTCACCCTTGAAACCATCTTTAGCGTAGAAAGCCTTCTGATCCAGATTACGAACCTTGATGCCACCGCTGGGGTAAACATACTCCTGACGATCATCGTAGGTCATCACGTTATAGTCACGCATCGTGTACTCTTGGATGCCACGCATACTTGTATAACGACCAGCCGATTGGCTCTCTATACGTTTAGGCGTAAATGCTGTCACGTTCATTTCGTAATCCCCCTTCTTTGTTGGGTACTTCTCTTTGGCCCAATCGAACATCTGTTCTTTGGACGGGTAGCCTCGATCACATCCGTGGCACTTACCAAAGCCATCGGTGTTGTAACAGAAGGCGTCACTTGATCCACACGACACATATGGACAAGGCTGATGTGCTACGTCTGTCATACTTACGTTTCCTCTATTAGTTATTATATATACTTATAAGTAAAAACACTTACGTTTAAACTTAAGTACTGCATTTACCTATGACGTCTGAATCTGCCGTTAGTCAACATCACAAATTGTTACAAGTTTCTTTCTGATGCGTGATATGAACTGTGCGACAGCCTGTTTAGACTTACCAAGCTCCTCAGCCGTGGCCTTCATGTTGTTGTTATTACGCCACAAAGCCATCAGCATTAGTTTCTCGCTGTCGTTAAGGTGTTCACCAAGAACCTGTAGAATGTTTTTCAACTCGTATGAACCGAACACATCCTCAGCTGACTCAATCTCAAGACCCTCTTCGTCATCGTCAACAACAATGAAGTGGTGTGTGTCGTTCTTAACTGCATCACGACCGTGCCTACCTTTAGGGTAGCTGATCTGTGACATACCAACCTTCATGTAGTCTAACATAGCCTCTCTGGCCCTGTAGTAGAGTGTAGAGGGTCTTTCGACCCCCTGAGCACGAAGCTCTAAACACTTTACCACACCAGTAGAGACCAGATCGTCATACTCTTGAGAGTTCTTATATCGACCAGCAAGTTTACGACACATATCTAGTATCTCATGGTTTGTCATAGCTTGTCTTTACCTTCCAGTTGATTGATACGCATCTGGGCATAACGGATAACTTTCTCAAGGTCTGTGATCTCGCTCTGCACATCACTCATTCCCTCGTAGGGCTTGTAACCCGCACGACTGGCATACTTGATGATGTTACCACGCCAGAACTCAAAGCCGTTACGCATGATGTAGGTGATAGGTTCGATTTTCCATCGGGCGTAGTGCTTAGGTTCATGCACGATGTCTGCTGTATTTTCTGACATTACTGTTCCTTTAAAGTCTTCTATTAACTTGCTCCACTCGTTGTCTAACTCGCTGCCGAACTTATACATCTAACGACCCCTGTGGTGTTGCCC